GTAAAATCTTCATCAGGATGGAGTTTACAGTGGCAATTGTTGAAGACAGTGACGAAAATATAACGGACGCAGGTGTGCATAATAAATATGGACATTTCGATGTAGTTATTGATAGTAAAAGTCGAAAAGCAGCGATTAAGAATAATATTTATAGCATGAATGATGATATTAAACGAGCTAGTTTAGAAACTCCAGAACAAGCAGCGAGTTTCGAGAAACAATATGCAACACCGATTAAGACAGAAAATTTCATAATAGTACCAGACAAACTTCCTATCGCGATGAAACACTATGATACAAGAAAACGAATGAACGATGTTTTATATGAGAATGATCGATTGGTAAACGCGATTAGTACGATGTATAATTATCAAGAAGCAAACGTTTCCGATAATCAAGAGAGCCATACACGTGTAATGACACAGCCAGATTTTGGTAATATCTTTATGAAGATCGAAGAGGCTGACCATTGTTATTATCAACGTTTAGCAGTGCCACGGAAAGAGTGTGATCATTTAATAAATGAATCAGTTGATGAAAATTACAGGTCAGGACATATGTTTATAAGTCACACATATTTTTTATTGGAGAATCAGGCGATGCGTATGGAACTGGTGGACGTACGAGGAGCTGTGATTGCGCAGGATATGAATGAGTTTCCTCAGCGGACGGATAACACTAAAGAGCCGAAATTCGAATATTTCAAAGCAAAGAAAGGAACAAGAAAGGGTAATGTGTTGTACAGACTATACGAAATTTTAGCGGGAGGATTCGTAAGAACAACTTTGCCTAATATATCGCGGACAAATAGACCGATCACGACCGTGAGGAGTGAGCATGATGAAAGTAAGCTTATAGAAGTATTAGACTTGTTGAATGGGTTCGATACCTTCATCGAGAATGTAAAAGAAGATAGATATATGAGGTTTCCGCGAAATGATCTATTTAAGAAGGTTTATAGTGAATTCCTTCGTATATTGCAGGAAGGCATCTTAAATGATATACAGATGAATATGTTACATGATTATGGAAAATTAAGTATGCTATTAGCAATAGCGGCGGGACGTGCGATTGGATATCCAATTAATTATAGTCATCAGGATAGATTGGTACGTGGGATATATTGTTTATTCTACTTTGTTCATAAACGAGGCTATTCGACCGTTATCAAATATCCGTTACATAGCGCTATTTATGAAAAATATGCAAAAAGTAAGATAGATGAAAATACAGAAGAAGAAGCAAAATTGCTGACGCAATATTATTTAAGGCGAAATGTTTATACTGAGGTGGTGGATGGTAATGTTGGACTAGGAATTTACAAGATCTATTTCCCATTTGTGGATGATAATGAGGATATATTTCATGGTGATTATAAAATATATGGACACGGGCATTTTCCTTTAGTGCATGAAGAGGAAGCAGAAGTTAAGAGGATTAAAATTGATAACGAGAAGAGACAATTTAGCTTGATAAATTTAAAGAAATTGAAAGAATTTCACGTTGAAATTTATAAAAAAGGAAAATGGGATGTAGATAATGAGGATGGCATTGATGAGATGATGACATATCCCTTTAAAGACTTCGAGATAGTTAAACGTATCGAAAGAAGCGTCCAAGGCGATGACATATCTGGTAGAGTAGGACAATCCGTCTTACAAGTTGATAAGTGCCTGTTGTATACATTGGATCCAGGCGTATGTTATAAGTACCATAAAGTGACAATTAAAATTGGGGCAAAATGCAAAAAATCCATTTTTTTCCAAGGTATGATAAGGCGGCTACAGATTATAGTCCATCTAGCAACTTGTGTAATCGCGAAATTTATTGACACCTATCAAATGTTAGAGCCACCGATGTGGAATGGATCACGAATTGTTCAAAATGAAGTTAAGCGTAATATGTTGGCGGATGCGAAAGATGATCCGGTTTTCAAAGAATACATAAGTGAAATTAATCCAAACTTTGATTTTACAAGCATGGAACAATCATGTGCCGGGCTATTATATGGACAACGGCCGAGGTGGAAGATAGTGGAGGAATATTTAGAGTACATGTTACGAGTTAAAGTCATAAAGCAATATAGTGCAAAAGAAATTGAAATGATAATGCGCTCAATACAAAGGAATGAACATATCGTGTTCGTAATACTAAGAATATTAATTGAAGAAGAAGCTGTTAAAGAAGATGATGGATACAATTTTATCTATGATCTAAGATCAACACGGGGAAATACGCGACGAGCGGTATTTGTACGTTGGTTTCCAGTATTGATGAAAGAAAATGTAAATGATTGTGAAAAAAGGGATCGAATTAATATTTTATGCCTATTATTCCAAAGTTTAAGTGGTTTAGAGATGATGACGAAGACGTTCCCCATGTTTATATTTCATATGGAGCGGCCAATGATGGTTCCAGTCAAAAAAGGTAACGATTGGAAATTTGTATTACATTTTTATTATGGTGAAGAGGAAAGAAGAAATTGGCTAGCTGATGATGATGATAATGAGATGTTACTTATAATTGAAAATTTTTATTATGAAGTTGAAATGAAACAGAAAGAAACAAGTATACCTGCACAGAGCAAACGTTGGAATCATGAGATGTGGATATCGATGAGGTGCGGCGGATGGAGTGATGGTTTAGTGTTAATATTACCAATTGTTTCGCCAAAGAGAGGTTCGATTATTTTATTATTACATGACGAACGCACCGAAAGCAGGTATAGAATTGATTTAATTAAAAGACAGTTCAGACATGTCAAATATACCTTATTCGGGTTCTGCGCGATTAAGTTTAAATCCGATGGCGAGTCGGAGATGTATACGGAAGGGCAGGTTGATATGAAAAATGCGCTCAGACAAGGTTGGGGTGTATCGCATAGATGCTATATAATTAAATTTATTGAACAAATTAAGGGTAATAAACATTTAGCCACAAAGTTAACGAATATATAGCTGGGTGACACCAGCACCTGAGAAGATCAACTTAC